CAGAAAAAAGTTAAAGATATATTCAAAACATCTAACAAAAAATTAGATAATTTAATTAAGAAAAGAGAACTTATCGATAAATTAATCGCTAAAGAATTAGAAAATCTTAAAACGAGTCAATAAAAAAATAGATAGGAAATTATTAAAAATAAGAATTTTTTAATAATCACACATATTTATATTAATAAATTATAACCAAAAACTATGGCAAAAGAAAAATCAGTAGTTGAAGAAGCGATACTTCAAATGAAAAATTTAGAAGAAACGGTCGCTGAAAATGCAAAAGGAATACTTGCGTCTACAATGAAGCAAGAAATCAAAGAACTGGTAAAAGAATCTCTATCCGAACAAGAAGAAGAGGAAGAAGAGGTTGACGATGTTGAAATGGATTCTGAAATTGAAGAACCTGAATCTGATGATGAAGGTGATGAAATGGATGATGATATGGAAACTGATAACGAAGAAGATATGGATTTCCCAGACATGGAAATACCTTCAGATGAAGAAGAACCTATCGACTTAACGGGAAAATCTGACGAAGAAGTTCTTCGTGTATTCCAATTAATGGGTCCTAATGACAATGTTATTGTTACAAAAGACGACTCAGGAAACATCAATCTTAAAGATGGTGAGAAAGAATACATGATTGTGCAAGAATCTGAAGAAGAAGAAGTTATGGATACGGACTCTGATGAAATGATGGAGGAAACAGAAATGGAAATGGAAGAATCTTACAAAGAAGATGAAGAAATGGAAATGGACGAATCTTATTTAGAAGAAGATGAAGAAATCGTTTATGAAATTTCTTTTGACGATGAAGAGGAAGAAGATGAAGAAATGGAAATGGAAGAATCTTACAAAGAAGATGAAGAAATGGAAATGGACGAATCTTTAATGGAATCCAAAATGAAAATAAAAGCAAAAGGTAAGGTTGGTAATGGTCCAAAATTCAAATATTCCTCAAAACCAAACATGACTGGAGGATTTAAAGAAAAAATGAAACAAGGTCCTAAGTCAGTTGGTACAGGTAAAGCTGAATTTGAATACAAAGAAGGTGAAAACATGGATGGAAAAATGAAGAAAGTTACCATCAAAAAAACCGAAACAAAAGAAGCTTCACGTACTTTAGGTGCGGGAAGAAAGTTTGGAAGAAAAGGATTACCCAAACCAAAAGCAGCTCCGAGACACATTCAAGTTGAGTCTACGGATGTTGAAGTTAAACTTCTTAGAGAGAAAAATGAAGAATACAGAAAAGCACTTAACGTATTTAGAAATAAGTTAAATGAAGTGGCAGTATTCAATTCAAACTTAGCTTACGCTACACGTTTGTTTACAGAACACTCAACTTCAAAACAAGAAAAGATAAATATTTTAAGAAGATTTGATTCTGTCGAATCTTTAAAAGAATCTAAGAGTTTATATCAAACCATTAAAAATGAATTATCTACAGACAAAGGAAAAAGTATAAATGAGTCAGTTGAAAGAATTATAGAAAGTGCACCTACTACAGGTTCGGCAACAACTTTAATTGAATCAAAAACTTATGAAAATCCTCAGTTCTTGAGAATGAAAGATTTGATGGGAAAAATAAAATAAAAATAAAAAAAAAATAAAAAACAAAAAAAATGGGAGCATTATTAGAATCAGGTCTTGTTGGTAACATCGGGTTAAAACACCTTAAAGTTATTAAAGAAGATACAATTAACAAATGGGATAAATTAGGATTCCTAGAAGGTCTTAAAGGACATTTAAAAGAGAACGTGGCTCAATTATATGAGAACCAAGCATCTTTCCTAATTAACGAGGCAACATCAGAAGGTTCAAACGGAGCGTTTGAAACGGTTGTGTTTCCAATCGTAAGACGTGTTTTCTCTAAATTATTAGCGAACGACATCGTATCAGTACAAGCTATGAACTTACCAATTGGTAAATTGTTCTACTTCGTACCTAAAATCCAAGGTTATGATACTGATAACCAACACTTCGCACCAGTAGGAGCACCTAATGGAGCTAACGTTGGTGATGGTTACGGTGCAGGTAGTACTTACGGAAATAAAAATCTTTACGATTTATTCTATGAAGGTTCTGAACCAGGATTGAATCCGGCTGGATTATTTGATTATTCTAAAGGTCAATTCACAGCGGTTACAGCATCAACAAGAGTTCAAGTATGGTCAGGTTCAGAATTAATTGACGAAACTACTGAATTAGATAATGAAACAGTAAGAAAAGTTATTATCAAAATGTCTGGTTTCTCAAATTCAGGAGCTGGTAAATTAATTGGACCTGATGGTAATGAAATCGATACTGAAACTTTCTTATCTGATTTAGTTATCACTAAAGGTGCTGGTTTAGATGTTGACGCTGATTCAGCTTGTGAATTTGCTGATAATACTCCATTATTATTTAGAGTTGTTACACAACAATATGGTAAAGGAATTGTTCAGTACGGTAAAACTACAACTGTTAACTGGGCTGAAGGAAATGGTGGTTCATTTAAAGATATTTGTGACGCTGAAGGTTACATTTATTTAGAGGTTGACTTATCTTGTCCGGCTTGTGTTGGTTGTGGCGCTGATACATTAGATGGTTACACAGGAACAACTATAGTTTCTGCAGCAACAACTACTTCATTCGTTGCAGTATTTAAAAGATACCGTGAATTAGAATTTGAAGATAAAATTGGTGAAGTTTCTTTTGATTTAGATTCAGTTACCGTTTCTGTTACTGAAAGAAAATTAAGAGCACAATGGTCTCCTGAATTAGCACAAGACGTTGCGGCATTCCACAACATCGATGCTGAAGCTGAATTAACAGCGTTATTATCTGAACAAGTTGCAGCTGAAATCGACCGTGAAATTTTACGTGATTTACGTAAAGGTGCGGCTTGGTCATTACGTTGGGATTACAACGGATGGAGAAGAGTTACAGGATTATCAACTTCTTATACTCAGAAAGATTGGAATCAAACTTTGATTACTGCAATTAACCAATTGTCAGCTCAAATCCACAAGTCAACTCTTCGTGGTGGTGCTAACTGGATCGTTGTATCAAGTGAGATTTCTGCAATCTTCGATGATTTAGAATACTTCCACGTATCTAACGCATCTCCTGAGCAAGATCAGTATAATATGGGTATTGAAAGAGTAGGTACTTTAGCAGGTCGTTACCAAGTGTATCGTGACCCTTACTTCCCACCAAACACAATTTTGTTGGGTCATAAAGGAACATCGTTACTTGATACTGGTTACATCTACGCACCGTACGTTCCACTTCAATTAACACCTACAATGTATAATCCGTTTAATTTTACACCAATTAAAGGTATTATGACAAGATACGCGAAAAAGATGGTTAACAATCGTTTCTACGCGAAAATAACCGTTGATGGTGTTCGTACATTTGATTTAAGAGAATTGAGATAATCAATATCTTAATGATATATAAAAGGTCAGAGAAATCTGACCTTTTTTTTTGGGTTAAAAATAAATGGCTTGATTAATATATTTATATTATATAGATTTATAATATGAATGATATTAATAAAATTATTACATTATATACAACAAATAACTATTCCACTCATAAATTGGGTGAAATGTTTAAAATGGGTCACAAAAAAATAAGCCAAATTTTAAAAGAAAATAATATTGTCATAAGAAAAAAAGGTGGGCAAGTTAAAATAGGTAATAGTAAGGAGATTGAAATTGGAAAAACGATTAGGTATGATTCGAGCGAATATGACTTAATTGCTGTATGTAAAAAAACGGGAGAAATTATAAACGACCCCAATAACCTATCAGGTAAATTAACTAAACATATTATAAGTTTATATGGGGATATTAACATTCCTAAAAATAATTACCAAAGAAAAAAATATGAAAATAAAAATGGTAAAAAATGGTTTGAGGAATTTTTTGATATCGTTAAAAGGGAAAAAGAAAAAAAAAGAAAATGTGGTCTATGTGAATGGTCGACAACTGATTTAGAAAATAAAACCGGGTGTTTTGAGCAACACATTTTAAATTTTCATAATATTAAAATTTCAGATTATTTAGATAAGTTTAAGGATGAAAAAAAACTACATAAGTCTTATTTAGAAAAAGAAAAAAAAGAAATAGAATTTATATCTAAAAAAAATTTTATTAAATGTGAAATATGTGGTGAAAAAATGAAAACAATCACTAATACTCATTTAATGAATAAACATAATATTTCGGTAGAAGAATATAAATTAAAATACCCAAATTCAAAAATTGTATGTGATAGAGTTTCAGAAATTTATACTAAAAACATTAAAGAGATTAATCTAAATCAAGGCCCTACTTGGACATCTAAAGGTGAAAATGAGATTAAAGAATTTATAGAAAATTTAGGTTTAAAAACTGAAAAAGGTAAAAATAGAAAATTACTTGAGGGTAAAGAAATTGATATATTAATCCCTGAAAAGAAAATAGGTATTGAATATAACGGATTGTATTTTCACACCGAAAAAATGGGTAAAAACTCATCATATCATTTAAATAAAACCTTAGAAAGTAATATTAATGGGTATAAACTAATCCAAGTTTTTGAGGATGAATGGATGACTAATAAAGATTTGGTTAAAGAAAAACTAAAACATATTTTAGGTTTTAATAATGGGGTTAAAATTGGCGCAAGAGAAACTAAAATTATTAAAATAAATAAGGAACAAAAATCTATTTTTTTAAAAATCAACCATATTCAAGGTAATGATAAATCAAATATATTTTATGGGGCTTTTTATAAAGATATCTTAATTGGGGTTATGACATTTAACTCTAAAAGAAATATGACAAAAAATAACGATGATGAATATGAATTAAGTAGATTTTCTGTTAAGTCGGGATATGTTGTTTCAGGATTGGCTTCTAAATTCCTAAAATATTTTATTAACGAATATAAACCTAATAGTATTATTAGTTTTGCTGATAGAAGATGGAATATAGATGGAAATAAAAATTTATATATTAGTTTAGGATTTGAGTTAAATTCAATTTTAAAACCATCATACTACTATTATAATTCTTCCGTATCAAGATATAAAAGATTTCATAAATTTTCATTCGGTAAAAATAATTTAAAGAAGAGACATCCTGACTTAGATTTCACAAAATCTGAAAATGAGTTAACTAAAGAATTGGGTTATGAAAAAATATGGGATTGCGGTTTATTTAAATATAAACTGATTATCAAGTAGTTAATAATTTATTTTTTTAAAGTCAAATTATTTTTGTATATTTGTATTATGAGAATATTGATAATTTTATTGTTAATTAGTTTAACACTTAATTCACAGACATTTACCGAAAAAAACTTTAATGTTCACATTTTTAACAAAAAATTATACCAAAAAATTAACGATTATAGGAAAAAAAACAATATCGATACATTAATTTATTCTAATGTTTCTGAAGAATTGGTTTCCAAAATTAATGTTAATAAAATGGTTGAAAAATCATTATGTTATCATCCTGATGTTAATTTTTATGATGGTAGAAAAATTGGTGAATCATTGTTTATTGAGTATTATAAAAAATTGAATTTGAAGAGGGAGTATCCGGAGGATGATTTTGTCACATATGCCGAAATTTCTGCCTTTACAAGTAGGACATTTAATAATTATGATGATATGACGGAATATTTTTTAAATTGTTGGATAAACTCACCAAAACATAAAAAAATATTACACATCCCACTTTATAATGGATTATGTTCATCATTTATAAAAAAAGGTAAAGAAGGGTTTTACGTCACCTTTGATTTTATCGACATTAGTGTTTTTACCATACATTAAATAATATATTAATATGAATATGTTTCTTTTTAAAAAAATAAGGAAAATTGAAAATTTGTTAAAACAACCTGTTTTTAACTTTTTAGTATTAAAATAAACAATATGAGAAAATTAATTTTAATTATCGGTTTAATTTATTTAGGGATGATCACTTTTTTGGGGCAAATTAATAATTTTAACGTCAACACATTCAATAAAAAAGTATATCAAAAAATTAACGATTATAGGAAAAAGAACAATATTGACACATTAATTTATTCCAAGGCATCCGAAGAATTGGTCTCCAAAGTTAATGTTAATAAAATGACTGAGAAATCATTATGTTATCATCCTGACGTTAATTTTTACGATTATAGAAAAATTGGTGAATCATTGTTTATTGAGTATTATAAAAAATTGAATTTGAAGAGAGAATATCCAGAATTTGATTCTGTTTGGTACGCTGAAATCTCAGCTTTCACAAGTAAAAAATTTAATAATTATGATGAAATGGTTGAGTATTTTTTAAATGGTTGGATAAACTCACCAAAACATAGAGAAATTTTAAATACCAACTTTAAATTGTCACACTCAGGTATTTGTTCGACATATATTAAGAAAGGTAAAGAAGGTTATTATGTATCGTTTAATTTTATTGGTATGATTATTACCAATAATTAAATTATTTCAAATAATTTGAGACCAATGATTCAAATGAATTATTCCCTTTTGAATATTGCCCAGTGTCAGGAGAATATTTCGATAGATTCATAAATTTTTTTAATTCGTTTAAATCCCCTTCACTATCTTTAATGTTCTCTTTAAAAACCTTATTATTTTTCTCCAAAGAAATCTTATTAATTTTTCCATTTTCCCAATAAAAATTCCATCTGATTTTTGGGTAAACTTCAGTCGAGAATCGTTCCTTTTCTTTTGCTAAGTCGGTAGATAATTTTTGACTATATTTTATTTCGTATATCGCAATATAATTACCCAAATTTTTAGTATCAGGTGTTTGAAATTTACCACCACTATCTTTACATCTTAATGGGGTAACATTAGACGCAAATTCGCCGGCGCCATTTTTTGAATTACAAAAATAACTGCCTTGGATAATATACTTCGGATCATATTTTTTTGGTATAACCGTTTCCTTAACATCAGTTTTTATGTAATTAAAAGTTAAATTAACCGATATAAATTGACCTGGCCTTAAATTTGCCGGTCTATTTGGGGAATTGTCAGTAAATCCACTCGTATTGATAACTACAGATGAGGTTACCTTTGGGACTGAATCATCGACAGAAACTCCAATACTCTTTAAATAAGTTGTTAATTGTGGTAACAATATGTCGGCTCTTTGTTTTGCTAAATTTAAATTATTTCTGTAACCATTATCATTTGGTGTTTTTGGATTTTTTGTGGTTCTATCATTTTCTAAATCATACCCTGTCGCCTTATTTCCCCAACTATTACTGGCCGAACCCATAACCGATATGTTGGTTAATTTTATATTTTTATCTTCTAACATTTTTTTTGATTCAGGGTTAGAATTTATTGATGTTAAAATTCCTTCAGTAAATGATTTATAAGATTCCGGTGTTAATGTATTTGAACCTGTCGAATAAACAACATCTTGAGAATAAGGTATTGATATGGATTGGGTTGTTGTTTCTGTTGTTTTTGTACCCCCTTCAACCCCCTGTTTCGTTACGGTTGTTGTTTTTTGTTCGGATATGACCTTACCCTTTTCATAATTTACAAGGTATTGTATCCTTAATAATTCTTCTTTAATATTCATACCTATAAATATATTATGTTAGTGTTTAATTTACTATTAATAGGATATTTATAACTATATGAAACTCAAACAATTAATTAGAGAACATTTATTATTAGAAAAAAGAATAGGTCAGTTGGTGGATACTCTTGAGGTAACTATGTCCTTCGACCTAATCAAACATATGGGTCATGCAGAACAAAGGTCTATGGGTATTGGTAGGGAAAAAATTGAGGACTACGATATGAGACCTGTAACCAATATGGAAATCAGATACTTCATCGACCTTTTTAAAAGAGATATTGCGGAAAAAATATTAACAGGGGAAATTAAAAATGAAGAACCTTTTGTTATTAGAAGTTCATCAAAAGGTTTGGCAATTCCTCTTAAACCAATTCATAACGCAGGGACTAATTGGAAATTGGTCGTTTTAACCGTTTGGAGGGAAAGTAATATTCACAAATTAAAAACATTTGAAGGGCAAGTAATCATTGAGAAATAAAAAAGGGGACAATCGTCCCCTTTGGTTTTGAAATTTTTGTCTGAGCTTGTGATCTAATCGGTTATCCGCGTAATGAACAAAGGTACCTTCAAATTATTCCATCTTAACGATTGAGGTTTACCACACCTTGAGTTGATCGTCACTCATTCCGCCGAGTTGTTAGGGTAATCTCGGTTCAACCCTTTTTCATTATACAAATATACAAACTTTTTTTGATTATTCCTAATCTTCAATAAAATAAATTTGAATGTTAATATAAGTATTTTTTCCCATATTAAGATTTGTATTTGTCATAATAAGATAATTTTTTAATTCAAATTCAAATTCTTTGTGATTAAATTTAACATCAGAACAATGTTCAAATGAGTAGTTTGACAAATGAAAATCATCCATTTGGTCGTAACAAGTTCTGTCAATATGTTTTGATATAAAATCATCGCCAAGGGTTATTGTAACATCCACCTGAAGATGAGAAAAATCTTCTCTATATCTTGTAACATATATATTTTCAAAAAACGGATATTGTTTTTTTAAAATGATGTTTAATGTCTTTTCGTATCTTTCTTTTTCTGTCATTTTTTTATAAATATCGGATATTTATATATAAAACTATTTTAATATGAAAAATTTATTTATAATAAACGAAGATGAGAGAAAAAGAATTTTAGGTCTTCACGAAAATGCGACTAAAAAACAATATTTAGGTGAAGCCAAAATAACTGGTGACCAATATAGTGGAAGAAATATTAAATTTGATTCTGAAGATCCGATCACCCAAAGTATTTTTAATCTTGTTCACAATGTATCTGATATTGATGAGACTAAATTAGTTAAGGAAATTCTTAAAATAAAAGACAAAAATACATTTGTTAAAATTAATAACGAATTAAAGAATGTTTTTAAAATGATGGGGTCTAAATATACTGGTTTGGATAGTGTAATTGCAGATGCGATGGATTATGATTACGACCAATATGATACGTATAAAGTATTAGAACCTCACCTAAAAAAAATAGGAATTAATACAGATAGATTGGGGTATGACGACTACGTTTTCAAAAATCTACCAACTAATACAAGTGGAGTTGCGAATCCTGATCAAACTAAAAAAACGCCTGAAGAAGTTACTAAAAATTTTAATTACATTTTTAGCACAAAATATCCTTGTGTGATGGGTGGTAAAGAAACAAAATACACATCAGGTAATGGCGGATTTTATTATCAAATTGGTGATATCGCATATTATGTGAATGGTGAGTATAAAAATACCGTAAAAGGGACAAAAGGAACTTTCAAATGTAATGGTAAACAAATTTCATTGGACGGTAAAACAGCGGCAAACCCCGATGTAACTCCAAAACAAAGAGTTGTTCCAGAAACAAGTGAAGATTTATTACAAGGTAAAGGTTATTTGACATTGAATGATTCTAATAGTTTAGTTAAACAAGTTCAAAATAATTTAATTTCTGCCGATGAATCTGTTACTCCAACAGGGACTTTTGATAAAGCAACGTATGACGCCGTTAAATCATTCCAAAGTAAAAATGGACTTAAATCAGATGGTATTGTAGGTAAAAAAACTTGGTCAATTTTATCAAACGTAAAACCTGAAACTATGACACCTAAAGAAATTGATAGAATTTCTTAAATTAATATAAAAATATAAATTTAAAGAAGATAATCTTATTGGTTATCTTCTTTTGTTTTGGATAAAACCCTTATAGATTTAGAAATAATTTCTGTTTCTCCAATTGAAAATGCTCCTGAATGATAGGCATGTTTTACCGCTTGTATGAGTATGTATTTTGAAAACTCTTCATTCATATTCTCATATAATGTTTCAAAATGGTCTTCACTTAATAAGGGTATTGAATTAAATAACTTTCCGTAGACTTTTTCTTCTTCCATTTTATATAGTTTGTTATATTTATAATAATAAGAACTTTTTATTTAAATGTTAAGAGATTTAATAAAACAAATATTGAGAGAAGCGACATCTGATAGTACAGGTGCGAGAGGATCGTATGTACTTCCATTACAACCTGGTTTAAGAAAATTTAAAAAAAATGAATTAAAACCTTTTACCGAAGAATTATCTGAAATAGATAACGCCGAAAAATATTGGGATAGTTTGGATGGTGATTTAACAAAAACAAAAAATAAAAGATTATCTGAAACCGATATTGATAGAATAGTTAAAAATATTTTAGAATCGGATTCTTCCGTGTCTGCCGGTGAATATAGTGGTCCTATAGAGTTAGGTATAAAAAAGTGGTCTAAAAGTGAATTAGGACCTTTTTATGAGTTTGTTGATACAGAACACAATCATAAGAAGGTTAAGAGTACCACTAAGAATAATATAGAAAGAGAAGTGGGAATGTGGGAAAAAGGTAAAGATGGTACTTATGATATTGATACCCACCCTGTTCATACCATAAAAGAAGATTTAGCCGTTTGGTTTGGTACTAAAAAGAAACCTAAAGGTAGTTCACAACCTAAAGGTCCTTGGGTTAATATATGTAAAAAGGTTGATGGTAAACATCCACCTTGTGGTAGACCTGAAGCAACTGATAAAGCGTATCCTAAATGTAGGGCAGCTGGTGTGGCAGGTAAAATGTCAGATTCTCAAAAGAGAGCGGCGTGTAATCAAAAAAGAAGGGCTGAAAAATCAAACCCTAAACCAGGTACAGGAAACAAACCTAAAATGGTAAGTTACAAACCTAGAAAGAAATAATTATAAACTATCTTTCTTTGTTTCCTCTACTCTAACTTCTTCTTTTACTTCAGTTTTTTTTGGTTTTTTTTCATTAACACGAATTGTGTCATAAAAAATTTTTTTAACTTTAACGGTATCATATACCACTTTTTTATCAACACTGGTGTAATCTTTATCTTTTTTAGGGCCTATTATACTGAGTGTCGACATTAAAATTATAAGCAAAATAGGTGTACCAATTAATGTTAATCCTGTTAAGAATATCTTATCAAATTTGTTCATTTGTGATGTTTTTAAAAATGTTACTTAATGAATGTTTTACGTTAGACCTGATTTCGTCTTCCATTTTCTTTCTACGAGTTTCTACCTCATTATCAAATGAATTGTATAACCTA